TATCAAAACACGACAACTACCTGTCTTAAATTCCTTATGTGTTTTTTTTCTTTCCTCCGATGACATTTTACCATGTATTTTTTTAACTGGAAAATTATCTTCCAACATTGCTTCTTCTAGGTCATCAACGCGCCTTGTACTATTACAATAAATAATTGATTGCGATATAGTCAATGTTTGAAATATATCTTTCAATGTATCATATTTTTCACTATCATCGTTTAAATTAATATAATATTGTGATATTCCCTGAAGAGTTAATTCTTCATTTTTAACTAAAATTTTAATGGGAGTTCTCATAAATGATGTTGTTATTGATAATAGTTCTTCTGGTAATGTGGCACTAAATAAACCAATTTGAATATTTTCAGGCATATAATGTAGAATTTTAGACATTTGTTCTTTAAATCCACTAGATAACATTTCATCAGCTTCATCTAATACAAGAAGAGATAAAGTACTTGTATCTAAATATTTACGACGGATAACATCATGAACTCTACCCGGAGTTCCTATAATAACTTGTGGTTTTAAATTTTGAATATCTTTTTTATTTTCTTCAACTGAAGTACCGCCAACCAAAAGTAAACTATTTATCTTCATATAATTTCCAAGACTATCTGTAACATTTTTTATTTGCCTAGCCAATTCATGCGTAGGTGCTAAAATTAAAACTTGTGGGGTTTTTTTTGTTTCATCTAACATTTGTAAAGCCCCAACAACAAAAGTGCCCGTTTTACCTGTTCCTGATTGTGCTTGCGCTATTATATCCTTTTTCTTTCCATTTGTTCCATAAACAAAAGGGAATATCGCTTTTTTTTGGATTGAACTAGGTTTTTCAAAACCATAAGAATATATACCTCTCAGTAACTTTTCTTTTAAATTTAATTCTTTATCTTCCCATGAAACAATATTTCTATAGTTGTTTTTTTTTTCCTGTGCGGAATTAATATTATCCATAATACAATATTTGTTTTTTTCTGTTTAAGTATATTTGAAATGTTATAACAAATTAAAATGAATATAAAATGATATTAAAAAAATCATATAATAATATTATATTATGATAGCTAATCGTTATACTCTAAATAATTTTAAAAATATTGAGAGTGAGAATACAATTGATGAGTTAAATATTGCCGCAATTGATATCATTAATGCTATATCAAAAAAAGTAGGAGCACCTACTTATAGAAAAACACCTGTATTTAGAAAAAAGAAAAATGATAATCAAAATTATAAAGATAAAAATTTAAATACAACTTTTAAGAAAACAAAGTTTAATGATAAGGAAGATGAAACTGATATTAATCAAGATAGAATAAGAGGTTTTCTTAATAAGCTAACAGATAATAATTATGATGAAATTTCGCAAGAAATAATTATGAATATTCGTCATTTTGTTTTTTCAAAAAATCAGGTTGTTTTACTTTCAATTGGGCGCGCTATTTTTGACATTAGTTCTGAAAATAAATTTTGGGTAAAACTTTATGCCAAGTTATTTAATGAACTTATTGAAAATTTTCCTGTAATGAATAGTATTTGTATTAATAATTTTAATAATTTTATGTCTATTTTTGATAATGTAGAAGTATGTAGTCAGGAAGATTATGATAATTTTTGTAGAGTTAATAAAAATAATATGAAGCGTCGTTCTTTAACGCTATTTTATACTTATTTATATAAGCTCAATTTGCTTAAAAATGATGATATCTTTTCTCTTTTAGATAAACTTTTTGAAAAAATGTTTCTCAGCGAACACACAAGCGAGTTATACGATGAAATCTTTGAAAATATTTCAATTATTATTACTAATTTATCCGATGATTTGTCAATTACAAATAAATGGGATAATATTTCGCAAAAATTAACAGATATATATGATTTACTTAAAAAAAATAACAAAAGTAAAAAAATTATTTTCAAGCTTCTAGATATTTTTGATGAACTTGATATAGATTATGATTAAATTAAATAAATTTAAAAAAAAAATAATTAATTTATTTAACTATTATGGAAGAATTAAATAATATCGACTACAGTGTTAAAGAAATAGAAGAGTCAGACATTAGAATACAACAAAATGAAATTATAGATATAGTTAATAAAAAATTAAAAAAAATCAATAAAACTATTAACGATAATTCTTTTGATATGTTACTTAAAATGCAGTTATTTTATGATGAAAGTTATACAAAAAAACAATTAGAAATAATAGCGCATTATTATTCTATATCCACGCGAAAAAAAAGAAAAATAGATATTATCCAGGATATTATTTTATTTGAAAATGACCCAACGAATCATGAAATAACGAATAAAAGAAAATTGATGTGGTTTTATTTATATGAATTAAATAACGACCGTTTTTTAAAAAAATATATTATATTTAAATAAAGTATATAAAATGCTACAGTCTATATTAGATGATGCTATTGAATATATTGAAGATAAAGAAATTGAAGAATTAGACAAAGGTAAGCAAGTATCTTTATATGAATTGGAAATATTTGGTATTAAACTTGTTTTAACGATAGGTAATATTAATAACGAGCATAAATCTAAAAATATTTTATATACACCTGTATATCTAGTTGTTTCAAAAGATTCTATTGAAAAAATAGGTTATTATGAATTTTACAGTAGTGAATTGTCATCTATTTTAGATGAAGATGGTGATTTAGATTTATCCAGTATTGAAGGTCCTTTATTATTTGATTATGTAGATAGTGACTATATTATTAATACTATGAATAAAAGTACATTTTTAAGAGAATTTACTTTAGAAGAAGAAACTTACTTAAATGAATTAGCTGGTGAAGATGGTGGCGAGTCTAAACAACCTAAACCAGAAGATCTTGATGATGAAGAAGAAGATAGTCAAGAAATAGTTGATGATATTGAACAAGTTGATAATATTCAAAAACTTTTAAAAGAAAATGAAACTAAATTCAAAAAACAAATTTTACTCAAATATAAAACAATGTATCTTAAAGATAAGAAATCATCTGTTATTACATCTACTAGCAATTGGCTTCAAAAACATTTTAAAAATAAAGAATATGGTATTGTTGATGTTGAATCAAATGGTGATTGTTTCTTTGCTACTATAAGAGAAGCTTTAAAGGGTATTAAGATTAATATTTCAGCTGAAACTCTGAGAAACATTCTAGCCAAAAAAATGAAAGAAGAAAATTATCAAACATATAAAGAAAATTATGATGGTTTTAATAAAGAATTATTAGATTTAAAAAAGGAAAAAGAAGAATTGTTAAAAAGAAATAAATTAATTAAAAAACAATATACAGAATTTGGTCAAAAAGCAAAACAATTTAAGATAGAAAGAAATAGAGATGAAATGATGGCAGCTATTAAAGAACAAAAAAAAATTAAACAAGAAAATGCTACAATTAAAGGTCGATTTACACAATTAGAGGTTGAGCTTAAAAGAGCTGTATTAAACTTAAATGAATTTAAATTTATGAAAAATATTAATAGCATTGAAGATTTCAGGGAGGCTATTAAAAAGAAATCATATTGGGCTGATTCATCAGCTATACATCATTTAGAAGAATTATTAAATGTTAAATTTGTAATATTATCAAAGGATAACTACGATAGAGGTAATTATAATGGTCTTATTATGTGTGGAGATATGATAAGTGATACTGTTTTAAAACGCGGTGTTTACAAACCAAAATACTATATCATAGCAACATTAAGTGGTAATCATTATGAACTAATTACTTATAAAAATAAAAAGATATTTTCATTCTACGAAATTCCATATGATATACTCTTGAATATCAAAAGAATATGTTCAACAGATAATGTAAGCAAAAAAGATAAAAAAACTCTCTATAATTACATACCTATTTTCGCTTCATTTTTATCGGCATAATATTTAATATAAAAATAATATATAAATGAAATTTTTACATTTACCAGCATTTATTATTAGTTTATCAATTGGGCTTTTTTTTACTTATATTACAAACCCGAATAAAAAAACTGTTTTTGTATATCCTACGCCTGAAAATGTAAATGATTTGTTATATAAAGATCACACTGGAAAATGTTTTTCTTTTGAAGCAGTTGAAATGAATTGCCCGGCAAATCAAAAAGATATAGAAAGTTATTCAGTAGAATAATGGTCTATTAATATTATATTTTAATTATATATAATATTAACATGTTTATGAAACGATTTATGAAAACTGAATTTGGAAGAATATTAATTTCAATACTTTTAGGATTAGGTTTAGCCACTTTATTTAGAAAAGTTTGTAAAGATAGAGAATGTATGGTTTTTAGAGCCCCCGAAATAACTAAGATAAAAGATAAAGTTTTTAAATACAACGATAAATGTTATCAGTATAAAGAAAAAATTACTACATGTAATAAAAATAAAAAAATTGTAGAATTTGCGTAATATTCTTATTTAACCAATCTATTAAATAAGTATATGGCTACAAGTATTTCAGCTTTGCCTAATGAATTAAGCAATATTAAAGAAAATGTAGAAATGGATATTAAAGATAAAGCCAATGTTAAGGTTCAACCACCTGTTTCTCAACATAACCCGGTTCCAGAAAATAAACAAGTGTCAGAACTTTCAAAAGATTCAATTAATAAAATTATTCAAGGATTACAGGATGCTTCTCAGTCAGGCTCAACGACTTTACAAAGTCGTGATATACCAATGCAGATTGACCATATTACACATGATTTTACAGCAAAACCTAACTATGTCCCATCACCCGAAGCAGATAAAGCAAACTACATTCAGGATGAAGAAACAATGGAAACACTCATAAAACAAAAAAAAGAAAGGCAAAAAAATAAAATGGATTTTTTCTATGACGAAATACAAACTCCTCTTTTAATTATGGTTATGTTTTTTACATTTCAATTACCTATTTTTAAGAAATCCATGGCAACTAATTTTCCCGCATTTTTCTTACGTTCCGGTTCTTACAACTTAAAAGGACTTGTATTTATTACAATGCTTTATGGTGGGTCTTACTACGGTATAATTAAAACCATTAAATATCTAAGTGAAATTTAATCGAGCTTACTTACTTTTACATCACATTGTTTACAAAACACATCTACCAATTCGTCATTTTTATAATCATTAATATATTTTATTTCTTTTATCCCTGAGGCTAAAAGAAGTCTACAACAAATAATACATGGATAATGGGTAACATATGCGGTTGAATCAAGACAGCTTACACCGCGTTTAGCACAATCAGCCAAAGCATTTTGTTCCGCATGTATAGTAGCTTGCTCATGATTATTTCTAACAATTGATTCATGCGGACAACCCGGTAAAAAACCATTATATCCTTGACTTATAATTCGATTGTCTCTTACTAATAAACACCCTACTTGAAGTCTTTCACATGCTGAACGGCTTTTTGTAACAAGGACTATTTCCTTAAAATAATTATCCCAGCTTGGTCTTGGCGGTTTAAGCATTTTATTTAATTTGTTGCTTATTATTTAAGTAATTTAATATTATTATATCAATAATATTATTAAATTATTTTTTACTTCTCTTTTTTGGCATCTTTTTTGTTTGTCTCTTTTTCTTTCTCTTTCCTTTTTTAACGACCCTTTTAAATGTTTTACGACCGCTTTTCTTTTTTTGTTTCAGAGAGATTTTTTTATTATGTTTTTCATGCGGGATATAACGTAGAAACCACCATTGAAATTCTTTTGACCTTCGCTTATCCTTTAATTTTGTGTACATTTCATTCTTCTCTGCTCGCATTGATTCTTTTGTCTGTTGTTTACCATAACAATCTA